TGTACTACCCAAAGAACCCGTTGTGACTGCATAGGACCATGCAAGAGGAAATCCTTCTGGGTCGGTGGATACAGCGGTGATTGTGGTTGCGGTTCCATCTGTTGCTAATGAATACGTTGCATTAACACCAGTAATATCAGTTGGCGATGAATTAGTAACTGTAGCAATTAGAAACCAACCAGTACCAGTATAAACAAACATTTTATTCAATGCACTTACTAATGCAATCTGACCAGTACTCATACCAGTTAATGCAATCAATCCAGCCATATCTGTAACTACCGTAGCATTGCCTGGTTCTTCAGCAGCTTGTGTTACACCGCTAATAATTTTTTTAGTTTTAAGTTTACCAGATGCGTCGGCTTCTAACTTAACTGCATTAGCACCAGTTCCAATCTTAATAGAAGGTAAAACTATTTCACCTCCTGGACCGGCTGAAATAGAACCAGAATCTCCTAAAAATAAAGTATTCGAGCTAAGATAAAGTGATCTAAATTTATTTGTAGCTGAGCCAAGATCGTACGCGCTATCAGTATCTGGAATAATAGATTGCGATACAGTTCCAGAAAATGAACCAGTTGGACCTATTTGTTGAGGTGAAGCGACGACCCATTGACTCGACGATCCATCGTTATAATAAATGTATAATTTTAAATCTGAGGAGTTATGCCACAATTCGCCATCTAATGGATTCGAAGGTGCTGTATCAGAAATTTGAATAGCAGCTGATGTTACACCTGAAGCATCCCATACATCAGTAGATGCTGTATAGGTATATGTTAGTGCACCAACTACATGTGTATCTCCATTACTCGGGCTATCTGGAAAATTGACTGCCATCTATTATAAATCCTCTTATCATACATATTTTAAGTATTTATAACTTTATTTTCCTTCATTCTGATTAGCTATTGACTTTACACTATTATTATCAATCAAATTTTGTTTAACATCGTATATCTGTTCGTGTTTAATCATATCAATTATTTGATTTGTAAGTCCAACTTCTCGATTCAAGTATCCAATTTTAGTTTGTAGTTTTTCTAATTCTTTTAAATAGTATTCTAATTCTTTTTCTTTTCTTATTTTTTGTTCTATAAAATCTGTTATTAAAATCAATCTTGACTCTTCACTCATTACAGTTCCTCGTCATGAATGTGCAATTGAATAAGAGCATAATGGAGAATTTTCATTAAGTCCTTACGAGCATCTGCACGTGTTCCTTTATTACCATATCGGTTAGCATACTTATCAACATTACCCATACAGAATCCTGTACCATGCCCACGGTCGATAATCACTTCAGTTGATTGAAATTTATTAGTGGAATAATGAGCTCCATATGTACTATCAATATATCTTTGAAACTCTTCAATATATTTATTTTCATTAAACTTATAATCGATAGATTGTTCTACTGATTGTTGTAAATATTTTTTCGAAGTCAAACTCATTAATTAATTTCCTCTAATTCATAATATTCCATTACTTCATTTGTTTGAGATTTTGCAATTGCTTCTGCTTTATCCCAATCACTTTCTTCTAAATCAAATTCAATCACCTTATCTATCCTTACATCTTGCACTTCAGGCCAGCCCAATGATTGCAACGCATAAGTTACTGTCTGTCCAGCGTTATCAAGTATTCCTCTACGAATACATATCATTGCTCTATATCTCATGGCATTGTAAATAAGGCTCTTACACCACTGTCTTTATCTGTAGGTTGTCTAGCAAACACTACCCACTTGTATGCGAACATTGTTTCTCTTGTAGTACAAAATTCTTTGAAAGATGTGCCTGTTGTATACACATCATCAACTACTAGCCATGGGTGTTTTGGTTCCCATTCAGAATATTTTTGAAGAGCATTTTGTAATTTAACACCACCTCGAGGAATACCAACAACTTTTGAAAATGGTTCTTTTTGATAGTCCATAATCATTGAAGCTAAACAATCCCATTCTTTATCAGATATGGCATCCATTTCTATTTTCCATTCCATAGGAATGCCGGCGTGTGAAGTAAATTTTTGTTTTTGAAATAAATCCATTTTTTATCCACTTATATATGGCGTGTCACCTACTTTTGCTCTTCGCCACTCTTTTTGATTAAACATCTTTCCTTGTAGTTCTGTTATATGTTTTATTTCATTATCTATATCATTTTTACTGCTTTGTTTTTTTACAGTAAGTCTTTTCATTGTCAATCTTTGTAGTCTGTAACTAAGAGCATATTCAATCCAATGAATATCTTCTAAATTTAATTTCCAATTATTAAGATTAGGTTTTACCATTGTTTGTTATGTTTCCACACTATTTAATAGTTCACACTTATATTCAACTGTTTTCCAATCACCATCTGAAGGTAATTGTTCATGTAATACTTTTTCATTTAAGCACTTATCTTGAGCAGTAGTCTCTAAAACTGTTTGTGTAATACAATGATCTGTGGTGCATACACTTAGTATTAATACCCATATAATTTCCATTAGTTATCTCCCATATTAGTAGGAGCATATTGTTCACCATTGTAGGCAGGATATGTGTCATCTTCAACGCCAGCATTACAGCCAAATATAACTATACCTAAAAAGATGCATGCATATAATGTACCACGCTTCATCCAAAGCATAAACCCATCAAAAGCAATCTCTGCTTGGGTCTGTGCTTCTGCTTTAATTTTATCACTCATGATTGTCCATCTTCCATTCTATAAAAAATATGAGCTCCCATTTGAGCTATTTTAGTAAAAGATTTTGCCCAGCTAGGACTTACATATGTTGCATGATAATGAGTAGAACCTTCAGTTATTCCACGCCATTTACTAGTAGTGAACATTGTAACAGCATGATTGACTGATCGCTCCCATGCTTCAGCATTCTGTGGCTCATCAGCTTTACCGTCACAATACCAGCTAAACTGACATTTATTTAATAGTGGTTCACCCTTATCATTTAAATACGATTGATGTACTACTTCACATGGAGTGCCAGGGTATTTTTCATGTTTAACTCTGTTCAGTACCACGTCTGTCACAGCCATAGAATCTATTAAAGAAGACGCCATGGTTTCATAATATATGTTTGTAGCTAAGCATTGTATTTGCTTAACTTCTTCTGCTTGTGCTGTTCGAATAGCTTCCTGCTCGATTGCTAATTCGTTAGCCATTTGTTCTGCAAGTAATTGTACCTCTTCTTTTTTTTCAGTAGCTACTTTTGTACCTTCATAAGCAGCATAACCGACAATGCCACAAACTGCGGCATTGCCTAACATCATTGCTATATGTTTAAGTTTCATTAAGTTTCCTGATTTATTGTTATATACGTATTATATTACGTTTTAAATAAAAAGTAAACCATTATTTTACAAAAGGCCACTCTTTTTTACCACCTAACAGATTTTGAATACGATCATTTAAAAAATTAATAGTAGTGTATATATGACCGCAATCATGAGGCTCAATTAAAGTACGATAATAATCTACTTCTTCTTGTAAGATTTGAACACGAGCGTTATTTGTAAGTTGCATATTTTCAGTTTCTAATCCCATATTAAGCCCGCTTTCTAAAATCAAGCGTATATTGTGTGTTATGCTCAGGTGATAGGACTTTATGCCCTAACGCCCAATTTTCAGCAGCACTTTCAACATAATTTAAAGATTTATTAGTAAAAGATTCTTCAAAATATTTAATACCATTATCATCGAAGTATTTTATATAAGCGTGTTCTTCTTTATAATCGAAATGTATTTCACAGTAATCATTGCCATTGTCTGAATAATATGTTGAAAGTTTTTTGCCCATTTTTATTCTCCTTGAATTAGATCCTCAGCAAGAGGAAAGATTTTACTAATAGCTTTACCACACTCTCGAGCTAATTCCATATGCTCTTTTTGAGTACCATTGCCACTTCTCAATTCAATATAATGAATCCATGATCTAAGAGTTCCGTTAGCATATAAGCGAGATAAAGTCAAACCTTCAGGCAAAACCTTACGAGCCTGTTCTTTTGCAATACCATTATCAATAGCCCAATTGTATGCTTTTTTAGCTTGATCAATTACATTTTGTTGCTGTAAATTCCATGCAGATTGTAAATCAACATCATTAGTTTCAATTGAATTTTGTCTATTTTTATGATCTTGCAATCTTGCTTCTGACAATACAAATGTTTCACCCATATCAGCTGGGTTAGCATATCGTTGGCTAAATTCTTGAAATGAAAATGATCTATGGCGGAGAAGCTGACGAGCAATATCTCGTGTGGTTTCAATCTCCATAGTAGCAGAGGCCATTTCAAGAGGTGACCAATGTTTATGCTTAATCAAATATCTGATAAGTTTTTCTGCGGTTGCACTACTCATTTGATTTGTAGGATTTGATACTCTAGCGCAGTATGCTACAAAGTCTTGTAGATCATCGACACCAATAAAATCTCCAGACGGAGTCTGAGTATATCCTATTAATCTGGCCTTCATTAGCTATAGTCTCCACTGTCATAATCAATAAAGTCTCGTTCATACATTTCTTCCCATTCAGATGGAATCATGATATTATGATTAATTCTTTTAATAGCTTTTGTTAATTTTTTATTTGGAGGCAAGCTTTCTTCGAGTTGCATAAGAGCCTGATGTACCAATTCGTATACTGCGTCATCTTCAAGTTCAATTCTCATTTTGTTCATCCTTTTGTTCATAATGCGTATCAATTTTATTAGTTACTTTTTCAGCAGACCACCAGCCAATACCAGTAAAAAATCCTGCTATAAAAAATGCTAATACCGTTTCCATTGCTTTATTGTACTTCTTTCATCGTAAAAGTTCCTTTACGTGAATTTAAATAGTTTTTACCCGAAATCCGCTGTTTAATAAATCGTTTATTTGTTTCAGTCTTATTTGGATTTTCAATAGTAAATACTACATCTTTACCTTGTGCTAAAGCTTTCATTTGATTCATAAACCTATCTCCTGAAGACATATAGTCTCTCCTCATGGCCTTACGAATTGATTTACTCACAGTACTGTGAATACCCTGTGATGTTTCTTTACCCATTATTTATCTCCAGTTAAGTTGCTATATTTTTTTAGTTTTTCTTTTTTGGCCATAGATGCATCCAACATTTCATCGCTAGAAATATCAAAATAATCACCCAATAAATCTAGCATACATTGAACGTCTCCCATTTCATTTATAAGATTTTTTTTATGTTCAGTACTCATGCCAAATCGTAAAATTTTCATACATTCTTTGGTTAGTTCAGCACATTCCTCACTTGCTACAACAAGGCATTCTGCTTCAGTTTGTTTCATAATTTAAATCCATCAAAGTTAGTATTAGCCAATCTTTCGCCAATTGCTGTTTTATCAAAGACTGGTGTATCATCAATTAAATTTTGCTGAGAGTCTTCAGCATCATATAGTCTCATTTTAGCTCTATCAACGCCAATAACAAACCGCTTTTTGTATGTTGGATCGTTGTATCTATTCTTCAATTGTTTAACCGCAATTTGACCCATTTGCTCAAGTTCTTCAGTAGATATAAGAGCAATCATTAAATCTGCTGTAGCGGGTAATCCAAAAGACTCAGACGTATCTTCAAGCCCAACATCCGAGTTACCATAACCACTACGCGTCGTTTGCGTTGCAGATATGATCGGGACATTGAATTCAACTGCCAATCCACGAAACTCTTCTGCAATTGCTTTAATATAATTATATGAATTAATAGCACCGCCCATACCTTTCATTCTAGAAGAAGCACAAATATTTAAATAATCAATATAGATAATATCTGGCATAAATGACTTTTTAAGTTTTAGTTCACTTAATAGCGCTCGCATATGACCAACATTAGCTGAACCAGTTGGATATTCTTTTACGATTAGTTTACCATTAGTTTTTGTTGAAAGATTATAAACCTTTTCAGCAAACATAGATTTACTTAGATCGGTTAATTGATCAATTTGTACATTAAGAAGATTTGCATCAATACGTTCAGCAATACGTTCTTCAGCCATTTCTGCAGTAATATATAAAACATTTCTACCATCGGTAAGATTAGAAGCAGCAAAGTGACACATTGCTAACGACTTACCAACACCAGTACCTGCTAGAATAATATTTAAGGTCTTACGTGGTAAACCACCTTTCGTAATATCATTAAGTAATTCAATATCAAACGGAACACGTTCTTCATCACGATGGTAAAATTCATAACGTTCTTCAAATGCTTCAAGATAATCATGGCCTACATTCGTATCAAACGATACACCAAGTGCTTTAGTTAGAATATCAGGAAGAGCATTTTTAGATAACGTCTGATGCTTACCATCAATAATACTAATTGACTCCATAACAGCATTAAATAGTGCTCGATCTTGACACCACTTTTCAGTAGCATCAAGTAGCCACTCTTCATCACTTTGCTCTTTTGTGAATAGTTCAGGAATAATTTCTATTGCTTGGCGATGATTATCATCGCTAAAATTATCAGCCGAATCAATTTCAATCTTAAAAGATTCTGCTGATGGTAGTTTATTATACTTAGCAACAAACTTACCGCTCTGCTTAAAGAGTTCTCTGTAAATCCCTTCAAAATATTCTGCCTTAATAAAAGGCAGAACTTTTCTCATATATGTTTCATTAGTTAGAATATTTTTAAGAACAACTTGTTCTATATTTGTATTCACTATTTTACCTCATTAATATGTAGATCGCTGGCTTTATTTTCTATAGCATCTTCAATAATAGAAATCAAAACATCGCCGGCATGTTTTTGTAATTCTTCATTTTCTGAATTTAATGTTTCATCTGGACTAGTTTCAACATGAAAGTCAAACGTCATTTGTTCACCATCTTCCATGCGAATAGTGCCATATTGTATAACACTTTCTATAAAATCTCCAGTTAAAAATCTAATTTGCCAATCATCGTTATCTCCTGGAATAAATTCATAATCTTTATTTTCTATATATTGCATTATGATTCCATTTCTAAAATTTCATCCATATCAATTTCTGATTTATATCCAATTGTAAATTGATTTTTTACAAATTCTTTAAAGTTAGTATTAGCAAAAATAGGATCCCAAAATTCTTTTTCAAGAGTACCAGATTGTCTAACCTTTTTCTCAGAAATTTCACCTGTGTCCATATTAACCGATGAATACCAACCATTAGATGGTTTAACTACATAACACCAA